TCATTAGAATGGTAGAAAAGCACCCAGAGTTAAAGAACCTAGAAGAACTTGGGGTGTTAGGTCACAGGGTGGCATTGGTGTCCGGGTTGATTAAGAACTGTGATGAGGACGGCTACGTTATAGCTGCTATACAAGGTTTGACTAACACACTAAGGTTTAAACACGCAGTATGTGTGAACATTCCTAGCCCACGTATGCCGTATGGTAGTGATATACGTAGCCTATTAACTATAAGAGAGGGTAGAGAGTTATGTGGTAGTGACATGAGTAGTTTGGAAGACAGGACTAAGCAGCATTACATGATGCCTATAGACCCTGACTATGTAAAGGAGATGAACAAAGAGGGGTTCGACCCGCATTTAGATATTGCAGTGGAGGCTAAGTTCCTAACACAAGAGCAAGCTGATGCTTACAAGGCTAAAGACTTTAGTAAGTTTGATGAGGCTATGCTATCTGCACAAAGACACAAGGGTAAGACTACCAACTATGCCAGTACTTACGGTGCAGGCGCACAGACTATTGCCAGGGGGGCAGAGGCTACACTTGAAGAGGGAGAAGCATTACACAAAGCATACTGGGATAGGAACTGGAGTCTAAAGGCTATAGCAGATGACCAGACTACTAAGAATGTAAATGGTAAGCTATGGTTGCATAACCCAGTAAGTGGTTTATACTATGAACTACGAAGCAAAAAGGATATATTTAGTACGCTTAATCAAGGTACTGGCACTTACTGTTTCGATATGTGGGTAAAGGAGATACTTAAAAAGGATGTGAAGTTGTTAGCGCAGTTTCACGATGAGATTGTTTTTGACTCACCCCTGGGGTATCGAGAAAGAGTCATTGAACTTCTAAAAGACTGTGTAGGTAGAGTAAACGACACATTAAAACTTAAGAGGAGATTAGATGTAGATGTAGATTTTGGTAAAACTTATGCAGAAATACATTAGACGAGGTAAAATATGAAACACATTATCCACGTAAACCAGCACGTAATTAAATCGAACAGGAAGGAAAACAAGAACGACCCTGTACTAACGTGTAAGACGTACAAAGAAAACCGATACGGACATACAGCAATTATTTTAGATAGTGAGGGTAACGAGTTAGGCAAGTTTGTTTACAGACCTAACAAACCTCTTAGCTGTGGTGCTCATGTTTGGTTTGAGACTGAAAACGATGTGAAAGTATTTTAAATAAGGCTTGACAAATACAAAAAAGGTATGATATAATTACAACTGTTATTCCAACAATAGAGGATAAAATAACAAATGGCTATTAAAAGACGTGGCGAACAACAAACAACTGAGCGTAGTGATATTGAGTATGTAAACCTAGAAGCAGGTGAGCATGAGGGTAGACTACGATATGTAGCAGACTTAGGTATGCAGAAGCGTGAGTACATGGGTGAGGAGAAACCACCAGCACAGCAACTGGCTTTAGGTATTGAGATTATCGGACAGTCTGTAGAGATTGATGGCAAAGAACAGCCTAGATTGTTGTGGACACCGGGCTTTAACGTGTTTCATGAGTTGACCGAGCGCGGTAAGGAACTACAATACTTTAAGGTATTCGACCAAGCAGCAGTAGAAGGTGTAGAGGCTGATTGGGACAGCATGATTAACGAACCTTGTAACGTAGTGGTTGTCCATACCAAAGGTAAGGGTGCTAATGCTGACCGTACATACGATAACATTGATTCACTAACGCCAATCCCTACTAAGTATAAGGGTGGTGTAGAAGCTGGACTTATTACCAATGGTTGTACTGGTGATGCAGATGATATGGATAACCCAGCACAAGCTAGTATGTTTGGATTACCATTGTATATTCACGGCAACCGAATTGATGCACCAGAGTCGCTAGAAGAACTTACTGGTGCAGAAGTAGATATTCCATTCTAATGGAACTGCTAATTGATGGTGATGTTATTGTGTATCGTATAGGGTTTGCAACACAAAGGAAGGATGACGATGGAAACATTGTACCAGAGCCTTTGCCCTATGCCTTACACAGTACCAAGAGGTTTATCAATGGTATGATTAAAGATACGGGTGCTGATAGTTACAGGTTATTCCTAACAGGAAAAAATAACTTTAGGCTAAAAGTTGATAGTGAGTACAAAGCTAATCGTAAAGGTACAGCTAAACCTATTCACTACCAAGCCATACGGGACTATATGGTTAAGCACTTTAAGGCAGAGGTTATCGAAGGCATGGAAGCTGACGATGCCCTTGCACTTAATCAAACAGACAACACTATGATAGCAAGCATAGACAAAGACCTGCTCATGGTTGAGGGTGAACATTATAACTTCGTGAAGAAGGAGTTCAACCATGTTACTTACGAAGCAGGTATACACTGGTTCTATATGCAAATGTTAATGGGAGATAAAGTTGATAACATTATCGGAATACACGGCATTGGTATTAAGAAAGCTGAGAAGATATTGGCTAAGAGCAAGGATAGAGATGCTACTATTGAAAGCTACTATAAAGATGAGTTCGGAGAAGGGTGGTATCAGCGTATGGTACAGAATACGCAACTTCTTTGGATGCTTCAAAAAGATGTGAAGATGCCAATGGATATTAAGGGGGACATAGAGATTGCAGATAACTAACATTTTAATAAACTGGACAAGCACTGCAACATTTAGGCTTGCACTTCTAGCTATTGAGTTGGTCACGATGCTGGCGATTATTGCGAACTGTATTCGTCACTGGTGAAAGAGAAATTCTATGAACAAGTACCGCAGTAAGTTTGAAGAGAGGGTAGCTAAAGACTTGAAAGACTTTACCTATGAATGTACCACGTTATTATACAACAAACGAACCACCAGGAAGATGGTGTGTTTAGATTGTGGTAGTCTACACGTATTGCAGAAGGCTAAGTATCTTACAGACTTTAGATTGCCTAATGGTATATACATTGAAGTTAAGGGGTGGTTTAAACCCAGTGACAGAACTAAGATGGAGTCTGTTATTAAGTGTAACCCAGAATTAGATATACGTATGCTGTTTCAAAAAGATGGATGGACTACCAAAAAGAAAACACAGAAGTATAGCGAGTGGTGCAATAAGCGTAAGATAAAGTATGCTATTGGGAAAGTTCCTATTGAATGGGTGAACGAGGATGAGAAATGTGAATAAGATATGTTACAAATGTGGTGCGGAAGACCCAGACTACGAAGTAGTTGGGTACGGTAGAAACTGTTCTGAGTGCGGAGGTAAAGCTAGTGTGTTGGAAATAACTGAAATGACTGACTTATTAAACGAACTGTACCTTAGAGGCTTACTACCCGAAGGTTTTGTTGAAGATGTAACAGACGAAGAGTATAATGAACTTGAGTTAGACTTTAACAACGACTTGGTGGAGGCTCATAAGGATGCTTTCCTAGACTACTTAGAGGATTTTGATTATGACTAAGATAGTAGTAATACCCGATACACAGATGAAGAAAGATGTACCTATGGAACACTTGTTGTATGCAGGTAAGTACATAGCAGAGAAGAAACCAGATGTTATCGTACACCTTGGAGACCATTGGGATATGCCTAGCCTGTCTCACTATGATAAGGGTAAGAAGTCTTTTGAGGGTAGACGATACAAAGATGATGTTGACTCTGGCAACTTAGCTATGGACTTATTCTTAGAGCCTATCAAGAAAGAGATGAAAAGGTTGAAGCGCAATAAGAAGAAGTTGTGGCAACCACGTATGGTGTTTACAATGGGCAACCATGAAGAACGTATAGAGCGTGCAGTGGAATGTGATGCAGTGCTAGAAGATGTTATTGGTTACCAGGATTTAAACCTAAGTGACTGGGAAGTTATCGACTACAAAGAGCCAGTAATTATTGAGGGTGTTGGCTTCTGCCACTTCTTTACCAGTGGTGTTATGGGCAGACCAGTATCAAGTGCTAGGGCTATGCTTACCAAGAAGCACATGAGTTGTGTAATGGGTCATGTACAAGACAGGGACATAGCCTTTAGTAAGCGTGGTGATGGTACTGCATTGACTGGTATCTTTGCTGGTATCTTTTATCAACATGACGAGGCTTACTTAGGTAGTCAGGGTAATGGTAGTTGGAAAGGTATTTGGATGTTAAACGAAGTTAATAATGGTAGCTTTGATGAGATGCCTATTAGCTTAGAATATTTGAGAGGTAAGTATGAATAATGATTTAAGTCAACTTAAAAAGATGGAAACTAAAGATTTATTGGGCTTTCCTATTAGGGAGAAGTTGTACTCTGGCGAGGATGCTTACTTTAAACAGAACCCCCATGTTGGTGG